ATGAAGTTAAGAAAGGCAACACTGATTGACTACGGAGTGCCGCCGGACGATATACCGACATTACAAAGTCATTTACGAAATCTTAGCGAGAGCGACAAATACAATCTATTACAGGTATCTATCAAATATGCGCCCGGCATCGAATCACAAATCTATGACAGCATCGTGAACAGCATTGGCTATCGGACAATGGAGAAGATTAGGACGGTTCCTGCAACAGAGAATGACTTCTATGGCTACAAACGCAAGGTTATGGCGGAATATTATCATTTAGCCAAGCTGATTGGCAGACTTTAAAAAACTTAAAAATTTGTAAAAGTGGTAGAGAGCTAAATCTCCCCAGTGTGGTATTATATTTGTATATAACTGCTATACTGGGGACTTTTTTGAATTGAGGTGATGATATGGCAAATTTAAAAGCAGTTACAAGAAAACTCCAAAAAGCTATATTATCCACCGGATTAATCATAAAAATTGGAACGTCACAATTCTACAGCCATGAGCAGGAACGATTGATAACAATAACAATTATATCAACACCAGTATTCAGACCAACAAAGCATGGCAAATGGAAAGATTGTGATTATGAAATATTACGAACTGCATCCCAGTATGATGTGGTCATGTGCCTAAAAGAAATATGGGAGGCGGTCAGAAAATGAGGATAGACAGAGGTGATTAGATGGACTTAACGCCTAAGCAGAAAGCGTTTGCAGATGAATATATAAAGAATGGCGGAAATGCATCTAATGCCGCAAGGAAAGCTGGATACTCTAATGGAATCATTAGAAACGCGACAAAAAAACTGTTGGAAAAAGGTTGCATTTCTACATATATAGCCGAAAAGCAGTCTCTCATTGAAAAGCAAAAAGGCACTGACATTATGTCTCTGGCAGAAATTCAGCAACGTCGTTCCATGATCGCAAGGGGTGAGCTGACTGATTCATTCGGATTTGCTCCGGACTTCTCCGATCAGCTTAAATCCATGAATGATCTGGAAAAAACGCTTGCAATAAAAGAAGCCAGAGAAGAAAAGCAGAAAGCAGAAGAAAAAGCCAGATTACAAGGTGAATATCATATTGATCTGAATATTGTCCCGGACGTTTTTCATAAAATGATTAGGGATATTCGGGCAAAAAAACATAGCGAATACATTCTCCCTGGTGGACGTGGTTCCATGAAGTCCTCAACTATATCTTTAATCATACCGGAACTGCTGAAGAATAATCCGAACATGCACGCTCTGATTCTACGAAAAGTCGGAAACACCATCAAAGATTCTGTTTATGCTCAGATGAAATGGGCTATTGATAAATTAGATCTAAATGAGGAATTTGTATGCAAAGTATCTCCCATGGAGATTACGTATAAGCCCACTGGACAGAAGATTTACTTTCGTGGTGCTGACGATCCGCTAAAAATTAAATCTATCAAACCAGAGTTTGGATATATCGGAATAGTCTGGTTTGAAGAATTAGATCAATTTTCGAACCCGGAGGAAATCCGAAATATTCAGCAGTCTGCTATTCGTGGTGGTAATGAAGCGTATAAATTCAAGTCATTCAACCCACCTAGGAGCAAGAATAACTGGGCGAATGAATATACAGCAGAAGCAGAAGAAAAAGATGAAAATGTGATGGTTGTGCACAGCACGTACCTCGACTTAGGAATTGAACAGGAGTGGCTTGGCGATGTATTTCTTGCGGATGCCGAACATCTGAAAGAAGTAAATCCAGATGCTTACGAAAATGAGTATCTAGGAAAAGCCAACGGAAATGGTGGAAATATCTTTGAGTATATCGAAGAAAGAACTATCACAGACGAAGAGATCAGCCATTTTGATAGAATTTATCAGGGGGTTGACTGGGGCTGGTACCCGGATAAATATGCTTTTTCCAGAATCTATTATGATTCAGCTAGAGAAACAATCTATTTCATTGACGAGATTTACGAAAACAAAAAATCAAATGAATGGACTGCGAATGAAATTAAGCGAAGACAGTATGATGATTACGAAATTACTTGTGATTCTGCCGAACCTAAATCAATCAATGATTACAGAGATTCAGGACTTCCGGCAAGAGGAGCAATCAAAGGGCCGGGAAGCATCGAGTATTCTATGAAGTGGCTGCAAAGAAGAAAGCTTGTGTTTGACCCAAAAAGAACGCCAAATGCTTGCAAAGAGTTCAAGAAGTACGAATACGAACGCGACAAAGACGGAAATATTTGCAGTGGATATCCGGATAAGGATAATCATTTAATAGATTCTGTCCGGTATGGCTCAGAATCATTGTGGAGAAGAAGGGGGTACAGTGCATAATGGTACTATCAGAATATTGTAGAAAAAAACTTGGTGATTTTTTAAAAGATAAAGTAGATGTAAAAGAGGGATATACTTACGAGGAACAGGCAGTAATTGAAGATTCAATCAGAATGCTGATAAAAGCTGGAATATACCCACTTGATGAACTTCAAAAAGATATCTTAAGAGAGTGCTCGGTGCTTCTTCCCCGGAAATGGATGTTCGACGTAGCAAACAGTTAGCAGGTGACCAAATGGGACTTATAACAACACTAAAAAGGTGGTTTAACATGATATTCAAAAAACAAGCCGAAGAGGATTTTAACATCCAGGCAGCAGAATTTCCAGAGATGGAAGCACTGATTAACCGGTGCGCGAACATTTACAGAGGTGTACCGGAATGGTTAGATGATAAGAATAATATCAAGACGATTAATTTTGCTAAATCTGTCTGCTCAGAGACAGCGCGGCTCGCAACATTGGCGATCGGTATTCAGATAGATGGTTCTGCAAGAGCTACGTGGCTTCAGGAACAGATTGATAAAGTATATTTCCAGATTCGCCATTGGGTAGAGTACGGCTGTGCCTATGGAACGGTATTCATCAAGCCGAATGGAGAAGGACTTGACGTATTTACTCCGGCAGATGTGATGATTGTGGATTATGATAATCAGGAAATTAAAGGAATTATTTTCAAGGATTCTTACGCTGTTGGACGGAAATACTATACAAGGCTTGAATATCATAGATTTGTTGAGACTACAATAGATGGCGTGACAACCTATCCATACTACGTTTCAAATAGAGCCTATGTGTCAAAATCCCCTCAGAGCATCGGCGATAAGATTGACCTTAAACAGACCAAATGGGCTGACCTCATGGCAGATACACCACCGATACTCAAGGCAAATGGAGAGAAGCTGGACGGACCTCTGTATGGAGTATTGCGGACACCGCAAGCGAATAATGTGGATATTAGTACACCACTTGGACTTCCAATATTTGCAGAAGCCATCGAAGAACTAAAAGACCTCGATATTGCATACAGCCGTAATGCAAAAGAAATCCTTGATTCTAAGAGGATTGTTCTGGCAGATGAAAGGTTACTCCTTCCAAGCGGATCACCTGTATCCTCTATGACACCACAAGCCATGAAGCTTAGATCAAAAGAATTTGGGCTTCCAGATTATGTGAAGAATGTTTTTGGAGATGATGCAGGGTCTTTCTATCAGGAAATAAATCCGATACTTAACACAGATACCCGTATAAGCGGCATAAATGCCATTTTAAGCCAGTTGGGGTACAAGATTGGATTCTCCAACGGGTATTTTGTTTTCAACGAATCTAGCGGTATTCAGACGGCTACGGGAGTAGAAGCGGAACAGCAGAGGACGGTGCAGTTCATTAAAGATGTTCGAGACAAACTGGAATCCTGTTTGGATGAAGTAATCTATGCATTGAACGTTTACGCTGACCTGTACGGGCTTGCACCTGTTGGAGCCTATGAAGTCAATTATGATTTTGGAGACATCCTGTATGTGCGTGAAAATGACCGTGCAAGATGGTGGCAGTATGTGACTACCGGCAAGGTACCGGCGTGGTTGTATTTCGTGAAGTTCGAGGGAATGACTAAGGAAGAAGCGAAAGCAATGGTCAAAGAAGCTCAGCCAGATGAGCCAACATTATTCGGAGAGGAGTAAGTTATGAGTTATATACCAGAGCCAGTTACGAGAACTGATAAATATCTTGCTTATATTGCTGGAAACATGGACGTTGCTCTTCCAGATCATCCAATAACCAGAAAAGAGCATTATCTTGCGGCGTGGGCTAAGAAAAGCGGATTTGAGGATGCGGATGTTACGGGCAAACCGCCACTGACGCTCGAGAATGCTATCGGCGAGCCGTTGAAGGGGCTGAGGATATATGGGAAGAGTAAGCAGGTAACGACTACAGGGGCGCAGCTACTAGAGAAGAATATAGTTGTACACCCCCCGAACGGAGGGGTGGGATCTATCGTTTTGTTTGAGGGAGAATTATCAGGAACATATACAGTATCATGTGCGTTAGAGGGGGATGTGAAAAAACCAGAAGCAGCGGCACTTGAAATTATTGTTGATGGTGTCCATAAATATTGCCTCGCAAACAATCATACCGTAGTAACAGGGATGATTACAAAAATTACATGTTTTGCGCAAAACACGTATTGCGATTTTACAGGTACGTTAAATATTATGCTAAACGCCGGCTCTACCCCTCTCCCCTGGGAACCTTACACTGGTGAGCAGCCGTCTCCGTCTCCTGATTATCCACAGGAGATTGAGAGCATAGGAATGAAGTGGAGTACAGGGGCAAATCTGCTGGATATATCACAGTGGAGCGCATATAAAAAGACATACGGCTTAACAATGACGATTGATGAGGATGGCTATTTTCAATTAGATGGCACTTATGATAATGGCGCAGGTGCTGGGAATATCGGAAACTGTATGTTTAGATTCATGCGGACGAAAGTTGGGACGGTTTTTCCAGATGGTGTCAAATTTGCTGGCGGAATGATGAAAGTAAGTGAAAATGTTTCAAAATTGTATTTTTTGTGTACAGGATTATCAGAAAATACTCCATGCCTAGTTATTTCATTTTCGGCAGTAAATGGTGAAAATATTAAGATCCGATTTCGTCCAATGTTATATGTTGGTGATACCGCACCAGAATGGGAACCATACACAGGAGGCGTACCAAAGCCTTACGGAGATAAGATCGGAGTTGAGGTACGGGGCAAAAATTTGCTTGATCCTGCCTATGTATACGAAAATAACGCATCGAATTATAAAATGTATAAGGACGGCTTTCTACTCAAGAAAGGTGTAACATATACATTATCTTGTTATCCTGTCACCCCAGAAGGGCTATACATCAATGAATGGAACATTGCTAACAATACAGCAATATTGGCAGTAACTTACGGTAAAAATGTCCTGATTTATACGCCGGAGCAAGATAAAAAAGTGTTTTTCGACTATTACTGTTTAAACGGACTCGATCCTGTGACATCAAAACTAATGCTTGAAATAGGAAAAAGCCCTAATCCATCATACGAACCTTACCACGACCCAGAATCCACATCTATCTCCACACCGAATGGCTTACCTGGTATCCCTACATCATCCGGTGGTAATTATACAGATGCGGACGGCCAGAAGTGGGTCTGTGACGAGATTGATCTGGCACGAGGGGTGTATGTGCAGAGAGTAGCATATACGACAGTTGATGGAAATGCAATAAAATTTAAAGAACGTGGCGAATTCTGGAACTTGCCGGATGGTTCAGCACCTGGATGTGGCGACCTGAATACCGCCATCAACAATTTTTTCTCAAAAAACATGTTCGGAGCAAATGGAACGTATGGTTTCATCTACACGTTATCAACGAATATGAAAAAGTATTTTAAAACGCCGGACGAACTTAATGAATTCTGCAAAAGCAAATATGACGCCGGAACTCCACTGAAGTTATATTATGCATTAATCACCCCAATCGAAACGCCCCTCACCTCCGACCAACTTGCCGCCTATAAACAACTCCATACCTACAAAGGCACCACCATCATAGATAATGATGCTGGAGCCTATATGAGCGTAAGATACGAAAAAATGAAATAAAGGAGATGATAACATGGTATACTTACCGGATCCCGTAACGAGGGAAGAACAATACTTATATGCTATTGCTAAAAATAATGAAGAAATCCAGAAACAGGCACTTTTAACCCGGTATGTAGCCGCTATGGCTGATGTATATATTCCAGAGGAGGATGCAGATGTACAAAATATTACTACAGCTTCAGAAGTTTTATCCACCGGAAACGTGGAGGAAAATGGTGGAACAGGCGAAGGAACGGGGGAAACTTACGGAGGAAGAATACCATCAACTAATTAACTAAAAGGGCTTTAGTTAACCAGTAAAAAATCAAAACATGTACCACGACTTTTGACGAAAGAGGTGATATGCTATACTTAGTCCAGAATATTTACGCCGGATAACAGAAGGCAGTGAACAGATAGCAGAAGAACTGCATCAGTATATCATCTCTGAGATTGTGTCGCGGATGATGGCAAGAATCGGTAGAGGTGAGGATTATATTCTGACCAATGCCGATGCGTGGAGAATTAGAACGCTACAGGAATCCGGTGAACTGTTAGAGGACATTCTGACAGAACTATCCAAATATGCCAAGCGCGAACAGCAGGAGCTTCTTGAAGCATTTGAAGATGCCGGAATCACTGCAATGAACTATGATGATAAGGTATACAAGGCGGCAGGATTAAGCCCTGTACCACTCGAACAATCACCGGCTATGATAAGACTCATGGAGCGGAATATGCTTGCGACTATGGGCGAGTGGAAGAACTTCACAAGAACAACTGCAAGTGCCGCTCAGAGGCTCTATATCGAGCAATGCGACCTTGCATATAATCATGTGATGACTGGGGCGGTTGGGTATACGCAAGCCATCAAAGAAGCAGTTAACAACGTTGTGAGTGATGGCGTTACCGTCACATATCCATCTGGTAGAAAAGACACGATTGAAACAGCAGTTGCACGTTCTGTCAGAACTGGCGTGGCACAGGCGTGTGCTGATATTCAGTTGGCAAGAATGAAAGAAATGGGATATGGTTTAGTACTGACATCGGCACATATAGGAAGCCGCCCAAGCCATGAAGTATGGCAAGGGCAGGTATTTTCCATAGACTGGGAAAAATTAAAAGAAATTAAGCCGGAGTTTTTTCGGGAACGAGATACACCAGAATACCGTAGAATGCTGGGGCAAAAATCAAGCCAATATCCAGATTTTATTGAAAATTGTCATTATGGCGAAGCTGATGGAATATGCGGAGTAAATTGCAGGCATCATTTTTCAGTTTGGGTGGAAGGAATGCTGAATCCTTATGCAGAACTATCAGCGCAGGATAAAGCTGATAAGGGTAAGCAGTACGAAAAGGAACAACGGCAACGTACTTATGAGCGAAGAATCCGCAAAACGAAACGCGAAGTCCTTGGACTGCAAGCAGGAGTTGACAATGCACCGAATGAAAAGGCAAAATTCGCATTACAGCAAGACCTTAACCGGAAGTCTTACCTTTTGCAAAAGCAAAATGCTGCATACAAAGATTACTGCAAGCAGAACAACCTGAGGGAACTGCAAGACCGGCTTATGATAGCGAAGTGGAACCGCCAGAACGCTGCTAAAGCCAGAGGAGCGGCGAAGAGATATAAAACAGCAAAGGGGATTGACTGATGGATAGATGGGAGTATTACAATCCGAATCCTGCCGGTAATCGAGTCGGAGATTGTGCTGTCCGGGCAATATGCAAAGCAACCGGTTTTGACTGGGAAACGGTATTTGCCGGATTAATGATACAGGCATGTGCTCTGTCAGATATGCCAAGTGCAAATTATGTCTGGGGTGCGTACCTCTATAAACGTGGGTACAGACGCAAACTGATAGAACAGTCAGAACGATACATCTATACAGTCAATGACTTCTGCGCAGACCATCCAACAGGCACATATATCCTCTGCATAGATGGTCATGTGGTGACGGTGCAAGAGGGCAAATATTTCGATACGTGGGATAGCGGTAATGAGATCCCGGTATATTACTGGGAAAAGGAGTAGGTAAATGAGCATATCAGAATTTGTACAGATTTTCCTCTCTATTTGCGGAGGAGTGTCCATTGTCGGAGGGGCAGCGGCTGTAATCTTTAAATGGATTACACCGGCATTCCGACTTAATAAGCGAGTAGAGACACTGGAAGAACATGATAGACGAGATTATGAAAGTCTTCGGAGAATCGCAGAACGAGATTCATTAATTCTGGAAGTGTTATCAACCATGTTGGACAGTCAGATCAGCGGCAACAACGTGGAAGAATTAAAAAAAACAAAACAGAAGCTCACAAATTATCTTGCACAGAATCAGCGTTAGCATTAGTAAGGGGTATGCTCATGAAATTATATGTGTTCACAAAGAAAGATATAGACAGATTCTTAATAGAGTGTAATTTTACACCGGATGAAGAAAGACTGTTTCGATTGAGATGTCAGGAACGCACTCTTGAATACTGCGCTGAACAGATGAATGTGAGTATATCCACGGCGAAAAGGTTAAGCCGGAGAGTGAATAATAAAATAATTAAAGTATGCTGATACTTTTCAGATACTTATATGGGTCTTAGACGAACTGTCTAAGGCTCTTTTTTTATTTTAGAATATAATCAGAAAGGCGGTGCATAAGATGGCATTATATAACAATCCTTATCAATATAGTTTTGGCGTTCCGGGACAGATGAATCAGTTCCAGCAACAGCCTGTCCAGATGCCGGCTCAACCAGTACAGCAACCCCAGCAGAATAGCAATGGTATCCTGTGGGTATCTGGTGAAGTCGGAGCAAAATCCTATCTGGTAGCACCCGGAACAAGCGTTTTACTGATGGACAGTGAAAGTGAAAAGTTCTACATAAAATCCACTGACGTTTCCGGTATGCCACAGCCATTACGGACGTTTGAGTATCACGAGGTAGGCACTCAGATGCCGCCTAAGCAGCCCGTTCAGAACATGGACAGTAAATATGTCACCAGACAGGAATATGACGATTTAAAGGGCAAATACGAAGCTATCATAAACCGATTAAATTCTTTTTCTGAACCTGTTAGGGCTAATACCGTGCAGGAATCAGCGGTCAAGGGAGGAAACGCAGATGAGTAATCCATTATTTAATGCGCTCGGTGGTGGAATGCAGCAGGGCAACGGACCAATGCAGATGATACAGCAGTTTATGCAGTTTAAGCAAAATTTTAAAGGAGACCCGAAGGAAGAAGTCCAAAAGATGTTGCAGTCTGGGAAGATTTCCCAACAGCAACTTAATCAGGTTCAGCAGATGGCAGGGCAATTTCAGCACATGTTGAAAGGAATGAAATAGTACATTACAATCTGGCCAGATTGATGTAAATACACAATAAAGGAGACTATATTATGGATGGAAATTTAACAGCATCAGACGTTGCTCTTTTGACCGGGAACAACAGGAATGACGGCATGTTTGGCGGAGATGGTAGCTGGTGGATTATTGTTTTATTCATTTTTGCTTTCTTCGGATGGGGAAACAACGGCTGGGGCAATAATGGCAACGGCGGCGGATATGCAGCCACAGCAGCTACTCAGGCAGACATTCAGAGAGGATTTGACAATTCCGCAGTAATTAGCAAGCTTGACGGAATCAACAGCGGCCTGTGCGATGGCTTTTATGCCATGAATAATGGTATGCTTACCGGATTCAATGGAATCAACACAAACATCATGCAGACCGGCTTTGGAATCCAGCAGGCTATTAATGCTGATACTATAGCAAATATGCAGAACACAAATGCATTGCAGGCACAGCTTGCGAACTGCTGTTGCGAAACCAGAGAAGCAATTCAGGGCGTAAATTACAATATGGCGCAGAACACCTGTGCATTGCAGAACACCATGAACAGTAACACAAGAGATATCATTGATAACCAGAATGCAAATACGAGAGCCGTTTTAGATTATCTCTGCAATGAAAAAATTTCTTCTCTTCAGGCTGAAAACAATGACCTCAGACGTGCCGCTTCTCAGGATCGCCAGAGTGCATTGCTCACAACTGCAATGGCTTCACAGACACAGCAGCTCATTAATGCGATTAATCCAGCACCGATTCCGGCATATCAGGTTCCTAACCCGAACACATATTACGGATGTGGATGCAACACTGGATGTAATTGCTAACAACTTCATATCGAGAGTATCTTTCGATTGATTCGAATGTCGGCTTATGCCGTATTACACAGAGGGGCAGGCTGATACCTGTCCTTTTGTGATATGAAAGGGGTAAAAATTATGGCAGAATTTACAAATGTAGCTGCTCAGACTGTAGCAGCAAATGGAAATGTAGTATATTCAAACGCAGCAGTTAAGGGTTCTAACTGCATTCAGCACAGAGAGGGAAGTGGAATCATCACTCTGAGAGGACTGACTAATCAGTGTAAAGCAAGATTCTTCGTGGATTTTTCTGGCAATATCGCAATTCCAACAGGCGGTACTGTCGGGGCTATTTCTCTGGCTATTGCAATCTCTGGTGAGCCGGTTCTTTCTTCTCAGATGATTTCCACGCCGGCGGCAGTAGACCAGTACAACAATGTGTCCGCAGGTATCTATATTGATGTACCTCGTGGATGTTGCGTTAACATCACAGTGGAAAACACAAGCGACCAGGCAGTATCTGTTGCGAACGCAAATATTATCGTAACCAGAGAAGCGTAGGAGGTGCAGTTATGAGAGATATTAAGGATTTATGTACAAGAATTGAAGATGAATTGTCCAAAATCGCTGATAATGGACTGACTACTGGAAATCTGGAAATGACATACAAACTGATTGATATGTACAAAGATATAAAGAACACGCAGTACTGGGACAAGAAAGTGGAGTACTATAACACTGTCCTTGATGAGATGCGTGGCGGATACAATGACGATTACAGCGAACGTGGAAGAAAGCGTGACAGCATGGGGAGATACAGCTCGAATGACGGCAGAATGATGCCGGATTACGACCGGGGCAGTTCTTATGCCAGACGCGGCGAGCATTATGTTAGAGGACATTATAGCCGCTCTGACGGACGAGATGCTTATGACGACTATATGGCACAGAAACAAAGCTATCGTTCCGGCAAGTCTGAAGACTGCAAAAGAAAGATGCTTGCCGCTCTGGAAGAACATCTGGATGAACTCACAACAGAAATGAGTGATATGTCTAAGGACGCAGAGTGCCGGGAAGAACGTGATCTTGTCAAGAGATACGTGGAAAAACTCCGTGATATGCTCTAAAAACACAAAAGTGGTAGAGAGGTAGTTAAAAGAAATCTGTTATAATGTAATTGTGCAGCAGGAAGCACAAATAAAACGGTTGTTTTTGACATTTTCGTTTTAATCCTTCTTTCTTTAATTTTTGTAGCTGGTGCGCACGCTTTTAATGGAAAGTTAAACAGATTCGAATCCTGCCGTGCGTATTTGCCATCTGGCACGCAAGATGGCTTACCTCCTTGATTAAGGTTTTTGTTATTCATACTTTTCTTTTAAAAAAAAAGAAATAAATATCCGAAACAACTCGTGGCAGGCATGACACGTTAAACACCTTGCTAACCCGGGGATCCGGGTTATGGGAAAGCGGCAACGATTGGCGGTGTTGCGGCGGTCTGTAAAACCGTTCCCTCGTGGTAAACATTATAGGTTCAATTCCTATCTTTCCCATTACCTTGTCAGTGGTCTAACTGGCTTAATCCACTTACCTGCGGCGGCAGGTCAATAAACACGACCAGGAGGATATATATGCAGAAACTTATTGACACATTAAAATCATTTGGAATTGAAATCCCGGAGGATAAGCAGGCAGATGTTAAAAAGGCACTCTCTGAGCATTATAAGAATGCTAAAGAAGTAGCGAAAACTCTGTCAAAAGTTGAGGGAGAACGAGACGACTGGAAAGAACGTGCCGAGACAGCAGAAGAGACCCTGAAAGGGTTTGACGGTATCGACCCGGCAAATGTTAAAAGCGAGTTAGAGACTTGGAAACAGAAAGCGGCAGATGCAGAGAAAGAATTTAATGCAAAAATCTACGACCGTGATTTCTCAGATGCACTCAAAGCGGCACTCGACGATGTTAAGTTTTCCAGTGAAGCGGCTAAGAAGTCTGCTATGGCGGACATCAAGGAAGCAGGATTGAAGCTGAAAGACGGTAAAATCCTCGGACTGAACGACCTGATTGAACAGATGAAGCAGTCTGACGCATCCGCTTTTGTGGATGAATCTCAGCAGCAGGCTCAGCAGAATCAGGCAAGATTTACCACTCATGTTGGACAGCAGCAGACACCGGGAAACATGACAAAGAAAGATATCGAAGCAATCAAAGACCCGTCCGAGAGACAGGCTGCAATTGCTCAGAACATCCAGCTATTCCAGTGATTTTTTTTACACCGACTATACACCAGAGTATAGCCGCTAACCCAATACCTTAACAATTATGGGTAGAAAGGATTTTTATATGGCAGCAAAAGCTAATCTTATTATGACAAATGATATTCAGGTCACAGCACGTGAGATTGACTTCGTTACCAGATTTGAAAGAAACTGGGAACACTTGCGTGAGATTCTTGGTATCATGCGTCCAATCAAAAAGACACCCGGAGCGGTTCTTAAATCAAAATACGCAGAAGGCACATTACAGGACGGAAATGTTAAAGAGGGTGAAGAAATCCCTTACAGCAAATTCACTGTAAAAGAAAAGCCTTATGCAGAAATGACTATCGAGAAGTACGCAAAGGCTGTATCTATCGAAGCAATCAAGGATCACGGTTATGAGAACGCTGTTCAGATGACCGATGATGAATTCCTTTTCCAGCTTCAGACCAATGTTACTGAAAGATTTTATGATTATCTGAAAACAGGTACCCTCACATTTACAGAAACTACTTTCCAGATGGCTCTGGCAATGGCTAAAGGCCGTGTTGAAAACAAATTCAAACAGATGCACAGAAATGTGACTGGCGTTGTTGGATTTGCGAACATTCTGGACGTATATGAATACCTTGGAGCAGCTGAGATTTCTATTCAGAACCAGTTCGGATTCCAGTACATGAAGGACTTCATGGGCTTCAATACCATCTTCCTGTTATCTGACAGCGAAATCCCGAGAGGACAGGTTATCGCTACCCCTGTTGAGAACATCGTACTTTACTATGTTGACCCGAACGAATCTGACTTCGCAAGAGCAGGTCTTGTGTATACCGTATCTGGCGAAACAAACCTGATCGGATTCCACACACAGGGTAATTATCACACAGCAGTATCCGAAGCATTCGCAATCATGGGACTTACTCTTTTTGCAGAGTACATTGATGCTATTGCTGTTGGAACCATCAACACAACTCAGACACTTGGAACTCTGACTGTAAACTCTGCAGCAGGAAGTAAGAGCGGAGATACTAAAGTGACCATTACTCCGGCAAAAGCAAGCGCAGGAAATGTGTACAAGTACAAAGTCGCATCTTCTGAGACTGCTGTAGACTACGGACAGAATGTGAAGAACTGGAGCGCATGGGATGGCGAATCCGACATTACAGCAACAACAGGGCAGGTAATCACAGTGGTTGAATGTGACAGTACCTATAAGGCGTTGAGTGCCGGACATACGACTGTAACGGCAAAATGATGATCGACTAGGAGGTAACTGGCATGGCTTATGCAGATTATAAATTCTATACAGAATCATTCGGCAATGTCGTGCCAGAAACCGATTTTCCACGACTGGCAGAAAGAGCCAGTGATTTTGTGAACACAATGACGTTTGACAGGTTGGTGGACGGACTGCCAACAAACGAACGCTCACAGAAGCGTATCAAAAAGGCGGTCTGTTCATTGACTGAATTAATGTATCAGATTGAGCTTGCTGAAAAGAATGCAATCAATCAGGCGTCGGCAAATGTAACCGACATAAATGTCGGGAACATCTCAACAGGCATTGTAACCTCTGTATCTTCCGGCAGTGAATCTATCTCTTACACAACGCCACAGCAGAAAGCATCGGGCGCAAAGGAATGGAGTGCGGTATATGCTGCCGCCGGAGATGTACAGAAAACGAATAATTTACTTCTTAAGACAGCTTTACCGCTTCTGATGGGAGTAAGGACGGATGATGGGATACCAATTTTATATGCAGGAGTGTGATTATATGGATATTTCAACATTAGGCTCATGTATAGCAATCGTTATGATTTGCTACATCGTAGGGATGGGCTGTAAAGCATCAAAAAGAATCTCTGATGAATGGATTCCCGTGATCATGGCGGTTATTGGTGGGATTCTCGGAGCAGTCGGAATGGGAGTTATCCCAGATTTTCCGGCAACGGATTATATCACAGCAGTTGCGGTCGGTATGTTTAACGGATTGTCGGCAACTGGCGTGAATCAGGTTATTAAGCAGACAGTGCAGAAAGAATAATTAAGGAGAGGGTATCATGTATAGCAAAACTGTGACGATTTTTGATTATTATGAATCAGCCACGACAGGAGATGCGTACTGGTATCCTCATGTGCTATCTGGCGTTGACCTCATTACAGACAAAGGAGCAATCCTTAAAAAGTACGGACCAGACGCAACTGACAACGCACAGTTACACATCCGTTATGCTATCCAGAACGGAGATATAACCATTACTGATAAAGACGGCAAGATTCTTCCATGGGTGCCACCTAAAGAGTGGAAAAGGCAGATTAACAACGCTCTGGAAGATACTGTCACATTCTCAGATGAATCGTTCTTCTGGGAGGGTGAGTGGACTGGCGGAACGGTAACGGATAGTGATTATCGGAGCGGATTCTACCAATACATGAATGAGAACAAGGATAATGTGTTCAAGATTACCAGTGTAGGTGGTCCGTACACACTGATTCCACACTTTGAGATTTTGGGTAAGTAATATGAGCAAGATTCATCATTTCAAAGGATTCTCCGTAGTTAATGGAGATATGAAAATCAAGTTAAATATGGATAGATTTTCCAGACAGTATCAAGAAGCTCAGTATCTCCTTGATGGAATGGTTATGGACAGTATGGTTCCGTTTATGCCAATGATTACAGGGGACTTCATCAACCGGACAAGAATTGAAAGCACATCATTGCAAGGAACTGGATTTGTATGTGCTGCAGCTGCTCCTTATGGACGTTTTTTGTATGAGGGAAAAGGAATGGTTGATGAGTTGACCGGAAGTCCCTACGCAAGACGTGGAGCAAAGAAAGTTCTCGTCAGTCAGTTTTCTGGTCAGACAGCCGCAAAGGAGAATCTCGAATACACCAGACAGGCTCACCCACAGGCACAGGCTAAATGGTTCGATGCCGCTAAACGACAATATGGCAGTACATGGATTCGCAAAGTAAAAGCACAGGCAGGAGGTGGCAGACATGGCGGATAAGCCTATCGGAAAAGATGCAACCGGATACGAGATTCTGACAGATGCCATGAAAGCACTTCTGAACCAGTATCCGGGATTATACGAAAATGAAACAATTAAGTTTGAAGAGCTTGGCAAGGAATCAGGAATTGCGTTCTCAGCAGACAACGGTGCCTTGATTTATTCAGAAAAAGAGGACGTTTGTGGAACAATGCATCAGGTATGCCAGTATCCATTTTATGTGGTATACCGAACAGCATCTGACAAGGAAAGGCAGAAGTTATCTGTTCAGAAATTCCTTGACAATCTCGGCAAATGGATATGTCGAGAACCAGTTGTCATAAATGGCTCTGAGACGCGCTTAAATGCGTTCCCTGAGCTTTCGCAGGGGCGAGTGATAAAACGTATCACCCGTGATAACTCCTATGGTTTAGAGCCACAGGAGAGTGGCGTACAGGATTGGTTATTGCCATTGTCAGTACGCTATGAAAATACTTATGAAGTAATATAGCAAGTAACAACCGGCTATCAATTAGAGATAGTCGCTAACCTACACAGCCTTTTAAAAGTTATAGGCAGAAAGGACATTTCTATGGCAGTTACAGGAAAGATTGACCGTAAATATATGGCTCATTACATTGATGCAGGTTCCCTCTGTGGGGGACTGACACCGAAATATGAGCGTCTTGGCAAGGATCTGGAAGAGTACAATGTAGAACTCAATCCAGACACTGAAACATCTAAAAACATTCTTGGAGAATCCACATTCAAACATAACGGCTACGAAGTTTCTTCTGATGCTGATCCGTTCTATGCAGACACTACTTCTGATCTGTTTACAGCATTACAGAAGATCGTAGATGGACGTCTCAAAGACGACAATCTTAAAACAAAAGCAGTTGAGGTTCATCTCTGGACAGAAGCCACAGCAGGCAAATATGAGGCATATCAGCAGGACTGCTATATTGTGCCGACGTCCTACGGCGGCGATACGTCCGGCTATCAGATTCCGTTTACCGTCAATTATACCGGCGAACGTGTAAAAGGAAAGTTTGATATCAGTTCCGGTACATTCACAGTCGACAGCGAATAATTTTTAGGAGGGTATAGAAAATGGCAAAGACAATTAACACAAACATTGATGATGGATTTTTTCTTTTCACATTCACAAACAAACAGGGCGAAGTGTTCTCTTCATTTAAGCTGAACCCTACTGACATTAACGTTGCGGCAAGAGCAGAAGAATTGAAAGCTTTCTTTGAACAGGTTCAGGAATCTGTTAAAAATGTTTCTTCCAGTAAAGAGATGGCGGAGATTAATAAGCAGATTGAGGACAAAATTAATTACATGCTCGGATACGAAGCGTCTAAGGATTTATTCAAAGAACCAATTACTGCGACAACTGTTTTTGGAAATGGTCAGGTGTTCGCCTATATCGTTCTGGATAAAATCAATGAAGCACTCAGTCCGGAAATCGAAAAGAGAAAGAAAAAAATGCAGGAAGTAGTCAATAAGTACACGGAGAAGTATACAAAATGACCGCCTATGAGTTGCCCACCTCACTAAATATCAGTGGGGTGGATTTTTCTATCAGAACGGATTTTCGAGTAATTATTGATATTCTGATTGCCATGAATGACCCAGAACTGGACGAACAAGCGAAAGCAGTTGTTATGCTGCAGATTTTATTTGAGGACTGGCAAAGCATACCCCCAGAACATCTTACAGAAGCTTGCCAGAAAGCTTGCGAGTTTATTGATTGTGGCCAATTCGATGATAGCCCGAACAAGCCCAAACCTCGTTTGATGGACTGGGAACAGGATGGAGATATGATCGTTCCGGCTGTAAACAAGGTTGCCAGAAAAGAAATCAGATCCATGCCTTATATGCACTGGTGGACGTTCTTCGGATATTTCATGGAGTCTGGCGAGTGTTTGTTCAACACGGTTGTTGGAATCCGGTCTAAAAAGGCAAAGGGTGAACGGTTGGACAAATGGGAAAAGAAATTCTATCAGGAAAACAAGAATATTATTGACATAAAAACACGTCTCAGCGATGAAGAGCAAGCTTATAAAGATAAGCTGAATGAGATGTTGAACCTCAAATAGTTAGGAGGTGAATGTATGGCTGCTGATGGTTCGATCATTATTGATACCCATCTTGATACAAGTGGCATATCATCAAGCATAAATGAGGTGCAAGCAGCGTTCAAAGACTTGGCTGAATCTGTAAAAGGAATTAGTCAAAAAATAGATTCTGTGCTCAACGAAGGAATTGAGCAGTTAAATGATTCTTTTTCTTCTTTGCAACAGCGGACCAGAGAAGTGGAAGATTCTATAAATGGTTTGGAGTCTTCAGCAGATAATGCCGGTTCAAGTTTATCCAGAGGGTTCGATGAAGCAAATGCTACGATACCAAGGACTGGTAGAAATGTAAATCTTCTTGGACGACAATTTGAGGGTCTCGGTACAATAGTAAAAAGAATCGGTATCCTTATCGGCAGTGCATTTGCGGTTGGAAAACTGATTCAGTTTGGCAAAGAATGCCTGGAACTCGGTTCTGATCTGGCAGAAGTACAGAACGTGGTCGATGTTACATTTACCACTATGTCTGACAAGGTAAACGAATTTGCAAAGAACGCCATGACCTCAGCCGGATTATCTGAAACAATGGCAAAAAGGTATGTCGGTACGTTCGGAGCAATGTCTAAGTCGTTCGGTTTCTCCGAAGCACAGGCTTACGATATGTCAACGGCCCTGACGCAGCTGACTGGTGATGTGGCATCATTCTATAACATCAGTCAGGACTTGGCTTATATCAAGTTGAAATCAGTGTTTACTGGCGAAACGGAAACGCTCAAGGATCTTGGCGTGGTAATGAGCCAGTCGGCACTTGACCAGTATGCACTGGCTAATGGATACGGAAAAACCACATCCGCCATGACCGAACAGGAGAAAGTTGCCCTCCGTCTGGCTTTTGTACAGAAGCAGTTATCAGCTGCATCTGGTGACTTTATCCGTACTTCTGATAGCTGGGCAAACCAGGTCAGGGTAATGCAGTTACAGCTACAATCTCTCAAGGCAACAGTTGGACAGGGATTGATTAATATTTTTACGCCTGTTCTGAAAGTTATTAATATCTTATTAGGTAAGCTGGCAACTCTGGCGAATGCCTTCAAGTCATTTACGGAGTTAATCACCGGGAAAAAATCTTCTGGTCAGACAGGCGCAAGTGGTGCAGGCCTTGTCGGAACAGATTCAATAGCTGACACAGCCGACCAATATGGAAATGCTGCCGATAATGCCGAAAAGCTGGCGGATGCAACAAATGATACAGCGGACGCAACCAAGAAAGCTACTAAGGCAGCAAAAGGATATCTTAGTCCTCTTGACGAAATAAATAATTACTCAACGGATAAAAGTGCAGATTCATCGCCAAAAGTACCGGGCGCAACCGGTGGACTTGCAGATCAGATGAAAGATGCTGTACAAAATGTTGATTACGGAAAAGTAGCAGAGGGCGAGACGGTTCTTGACAAAATTAGCAAATCAGCTGAAAAGCTCGCGAAGCTCCTTAAAAAGCTCTGGAAGCCATTTCAGGATGCTTGGAGAAAAGAGGGTAAGAGCACTATTAATGCGGCGCAGATAGCCTTGTCTGGAATCGCAAAGCTCGCTAAGAGCGTAGGCAAAAGTCTTGTGGAAGTCTGGACGAATGGTACTGGCACAACGATGCTGGAAACCATGCTTCGGATTGCTCAGAATGTCCTTATAACAATAGGAAACATTGCATCTGGTTTTGCTGACGCATGGAACAAGAATAATGTCGGAACGCAGATTATACAGAACATCGCAGATGCTCTTGTGGTGGTTATGCAGTTCATTGAGAGGATTGCCGCAGATACGGCAACATGGGCGGCGAACCTCAATTTCTATCCGCTACTGGAATCTATCAGTAATCTGACAAGTGCATTTGCACCAATTCTGGAATCTATCGGGAATGTGCTTGAATGGATCTATAACAATATTGTTCTCCCGATGCTGAAATGGGTTATTGAAGTAGGGCTTCCGACAGTGATTGATCTAGTATCAAAAGTAGCTACGTTTCTTGCTGATCATCAGTCAATTGTTGAAGCATTCGGCGCGGCTCTAATCGGAGCGTTTGCAGCGGCAAAGATTGCAGAATTAGCATCGGGAGTTATCAAAAGTGTATCTGGAATAGCTACAGCCGCAAAAGGACTTATCGCGTTAATGACTGGCACTGGCGGGATCATGGGTGGAATCAAGGCCATTGCGACAGCAATCGGCACTGGCGGGATTTTCGCGATCGCAGTCGGTGCTGCTATAGCAATCGGAGTTTTGCTGTACAAAAACTGGGATGAAATATGCGCGGCAGCAACAAAATTAAAAGACTGGGTTGTTGAAAAGACTCGCGCATTGTCAGAATCAGCAACACGTACATTAAGCAATTTAAAAGAAAAGATAGTTAATGTTTGGAATATTATCAAGACATCAACATCTACTACTTGGAACGCAATCAAAAAGACACTTTCTGGCCTTTGGAACTCTCTTAAATCCACAGCCAGCACAGTGTTTAATGCAATTAAAACCAAAGTTACTGGCGTTTGGGATAAAATAAAAGACAAGACATCTCGAACATGGGAAAGCGTTACTACTTTTGTATCTACTAAGGTCGAAGCAATAAAAACCGCTATTACTGATAAGTTTAATGCCGCCAGAGATGCAGTCAAATCTGCGTTTGAAGGCATTGTAGACTTTATTAAAAGGCCAATCAATCAGGCAATCAGTATCGTCAATAATGCAGTTGGGATGATTAATAATGCAATTGGCGGAATTGAATCTGCATTTTCTTTTGGTCCATGGGATGTGCCTACGCCATTCGGAACAAAGAGAATCGGTTTTCATGCAACATTTCCACGTATCGGAACTATCCCATATCTGGCCAGTGGCGCAGTTATTCCACCAAGGTCAGAATTCCTTGCAGTATTAGGTGACCAGAAAAAAGGAAATAACTTAGAAGCGCCGGAAAGCCTGTTGCGACAGATCGTCCGGGAAGAGTCCGGGAAAGGACAGGAAAATGGAAACACCTACAATGTTACAGTCAATGCATCCGGCAGAAAATTGTTAGATATTATCATTGATGAAGCAGAACTTAGGAGACGCAGAAATGGCGGTCAGAATCCATTCTTATTAGGAGGTGTGTAAATGGCAAAGGAGCAGTTTAAGATTGATGGGGCCATTATAAAGGCCCCTGACACATACAAGCCGGTGTTCGCAACTACATCAACGGAAAGCTCTAAGAGAAGTCAGGATCTTGTTATGCACAACACGCCAATGGGGACTATCGCCGGATATGACATGGAATGGGGCGAGCTTAAATGGGGAGAGATTGCGAACATTCTAAATTTGATGATTAATAAAAGTCAGTTCACTTTTCACCATAAAGACCCTCGGACACCAGGCAAATGGATTGACAAAACGTTCTATGCATCTAATTTCAACATGGCAGCGCAAACGCTCAAAGACAATGAGGAACGATGGACAGGATTAACTATTAATGTAAGGAGTATTCGACCGGTATGATTAATGTCACAAATCAATTAAAGACGGAATCTCTCTTAAATAGTAACTATTATGTTACGGCAAATGCGGTGCTGCGTGATGGGACAACTTTAAGCCTGAAAAAAGAAGATTTCTACCTTGATGGAAACGGCATTGTAGATTCTTCTGATTCCGGGGATTTCCCGATAGGTGTAGCTATTGAAAAAACAGCAACATTGGCACTGGTCAATGATGATAATAGATTCTCTGACTACAACTTTGCCGGGGCACAGTTCACCCTATTTTTAAATTTGCAATTGTCTGATAGATTGGAAACCATTCGCCGTGGCACATTCATTGTATCGAAAAAACCTGCCACGTCCGATGAGATTAATCTCACTTTGCTGGACTATATGAGCAAGGCAGAGACAGGCTACAATACAAACCTTGTTTTCCCGTGCTCTGCCGGGGAGGTTTTAGAAGATGCCTGCCAGCAGACCGGGATTGTGTTAGGCGACGCAACATTTAAAAACGCAGACTATCAGGTACAGAAGAAGCCGGAAAACACCACTTTTAGAGCAGTAATCGGTATGGTTGCAGCTCTGGCAGGCGGCAACGCTCGCATTGATGAGAATGATAATTTACGAATCATCACTTTTGACGATGGTACGGATACTATTACATTAGAAACAGTTCCATGGTATGACATTAATGGAAACACTATCCTTGACGTTGGAAGTAACGAAATTGAGACAGTTCTTGAACGAAAAGGATTTAAATCAAATGCTATCAGAAATCTTACCTATGATGTTGACGATGTAGTTGTTACCGGGGTCAAGTATACAGATAATGAGACGGAATATAAGTACGGTACAGACGGATATGTCATCACGATTGATAACAAGCTTCTGAGCGGAAATGAACAGACAGGTATTGACTTGATCGGAAAAGAACTTGTCGGTATGAGATTAAGACCGTTCTCTTGTGACAGCATGGCAATCGGATACGCCACATTTGGAGATAGAATTACATTTTCCGACATTAAAGGCAATATTTACTATTCATATCTGACAGATGTAGACTTCGCATTCTCTGGCAGTACAAGCTTCTCTTGTAATGCAAAAAGCATGGAGGATATCAATGCTGACTATCCAGACAGTATGCAGGTCGAGGTCGACAACATAAAGAAAGATTCTGAGAAAAAGATTACTGCCTATGATGCAAAGCTAAAGCAGATGAACGAACTAGCGGCTAACACCCTTGGGTTTTACTATACAGAAGAAATTCAGGCAGACGGTTCAACGATTTCATATCGTCATGACAAACCTACACTTGCCGACTCTAAAGTAATCTATAAAACAGGCGTTGATGGATTCTTCTTGTCGGTAGACGGAGGTCAGACTTGGAAAGCTGGATTTGATAGTAACGGCGATGTAGTGTTGAACATTCTGTATGCTATCGGCATACAATCTGATTGGATCAATACAAGAGGATTCACGGCAAAAGACAACGATGGGAACATTACATTCCGTATTGATGCAGAGACAGGGGCTGTCAATCTTAATGCCACAGAGCTTACGATTAAAGGGAAAACGCCTGAGAACGTGGCAAATGCCGAGGTCGAGAAGTTTATTACAGAAGTCTACTCGCCGCAGATTAAGGTTTTGCAGGAGCAGATTGACGGACAGATAGAAGCGTTTTTTGGAGATTATATTCCTGATAGTAACAATGAACCGGCATCCACTTGGACAGATGATATAACCAAAAAAAAGCACTTAGGTGACCTGTTTTACATCGTAAACAACGAAGAATATGGTGGACAGGCTTACAGATATGCAAAGATTAATGGTGAATACAAGTGGGACTATGTAAAAGATACTGCGGTGGTTAAAGCTCTGGCAGATGCGGCAAAAGCTCAGGACACGGCGAATGTAAAGAAAAGAATATTTGGAGCGGAACCAGTGCCCCCTTACGACATTGATGATTTATGGGTTCAGGGAAAGACCGGGGACATTCTCAAATGTCAAAAGGCAAAGGCAGAAGGAGCAAACTATGACGCCGATGACTGGGTGAGAGCATCTAAATATACAGATGATTCTGCAATCACAAAATTTATCAAGGGCGTTTTTGCCGATACGATCGAAAGTCTTCAAGAACAGCTTGATGGTAAGATACAGACCTGGAGCCAGGATACAGACCCAGCGCTTGAATGGACGGAAACAGAAGAGATTCCGTGGACAGATGTTGACGGTAATTCCATTCTGGACGTAGGTGGAAATGAGATTTTGCTTATCTGGGAAAAAGGCAAATATATCCACAAAGGCGACCTTTGGCAGAACACCTCGGGTGGCAACACGCGCTGGCGGTGGGATGGCAGTGAATGGGTCGAGCAGAAAGCACCAGATTATCTGTTTGATAAGATTGACGGGAAAGCAGCAGTCTATTTTGAACAGCCCAAACCACCATATAATATGGGAGATTTCTGGGTCACATCAAAGGCAAATGGCGAAGCATCTATCAAAACAGCAGTCAGAAGCCGAGCAGACGGTGCATTTACTGACACTGACTGGATTGATTTCAAATATGTGGACAAAACTGACATTGATAATGCAGTCAAGGAGTATGATACAAGTCTTGGTCAGGATGAGGTATTTAATAAGCTGACAAACGGCGGTAAAGACCAGGGGATTTATATACAGGACGGGAAACTGTATATCAATGCAAATTACATCCTTGCAGGCGTTCTGGCAGGTAAATTCATCAACGCAAAAGGGATTAAGGTTATTGATAATGATAATCAAATCACGCTCCATATTGACGATAATGGAAAGGTATACATTGCCGCAACAGAGTTTTCATTAAAAGGAAAAGCCGTATCTGAAATAGCAAAAGACACAGCTTCTAATACTGCGACTGAAATCGCGACAAAATACGCTACGCTGAACGTACTATTATCAAATGAATTCCAAGGAGTTCCAACAGATTCGTCCGGAAATTATACCACATTTCCGACATGCAAAACTACGGTAACTGTACTATATGGCGCCAAGAATGTGACTGCACAGTCAAATATTTCATTTTCAGTAGGAAACGGAATAAGTGGTTCAGCATCAGGGGCAACGTATACGGTCTCCGGGCTGTCTGTGGATAGCGGCACGATTACTGCAACTGCAACTTACAACGGGATGTCCGCGAAAAAGGAGTTTGTAGTCGCAAAACAAAAGCAGGGCGATACAGGGAATGGAATTTCAAAGATTGTACAACATTATCTCGCTACGTCCAGTTCGTCTGGTGTATCAGCAAGCAGTTCTGGATGGACGGAAACTGTGCAGACTCCAACACCGGACAAGCGGTATCTATGGAACTATGAGGAGACTTTCTTCACAAACGGGACTAATGTGACAACGCTCCCTTGCGTGATTGGTGTATACGGGGAAAAGGGTCAAGATGGAAAAGATGCTAGTGATATGACCCAGTTGGATATTTTTAATAAATTAACCAACAACGGGGAAACACAGGGGCTATATCTTTATGATAACAAGGTGTATCTGAATGCCTCGTATATTGACACCGGGTATCTGGCTGGATGGGAAGTTGGATATAGAAAGCTTTCAGCAAGTGGCACGTATGGAGAAGTAACGCTAGACGCTTCAGCTGGAGAGATCTATTCAGAGACGAATACAGGAGTATATGTGCCGGGGTACGGGACATTGTATGGAACACGAATTAGAGGAATCGATCTTTATACAGGAACCGTACACGCAAGCTCGGTCTCGGTTGACACCAGCGTTTCAGCGGACAGTGTTTCGACATCAAAAAAAATTGAAGCAGGTACACATGTAAACGCCAGTGGTCATTTCTACAGTTTAAGTACGGGGACAGACCTTGCAGATGCTTCTATCAGAGGGAGTTTGAAAGTAAGAGGGACAAAATCAAGATCAGTTTCGACAGTAGACTATGATGAACAGCTCTTTTACTGCTATGAAATGCCAACGCCATTCTTTGGAGATATCGGTGAATCTGTAATATCGGATGACGGGACTTGTATGATTGACATAGATGATATCTTTCAGGAATCTGCAAATGTCGGCATTAAATATTATGTGTTCTTGCAAAAAGAAGGAGAGGGCGACTGCTGGATAGCTGAGAAAGAGCAGAATTATTTTATTGTAAAAGGAACTCCGGGACTTAAATTTTCGTTCGAAATCAAAGCAAGACAAGCTGAATATGAGCATATGCGATTTACTGACCCGGGAGATACGGCTTATACAGACGCAAGAGATATAGAAATTCCGGAACCAAATTATGAGTCAGAAGAAACAGAGGTCTCGGAACCAGATTATGAATCAGAGCTTATTAACGACAGATTAAGCATTATTAACCAGATGGAGGTAGTATCATGAAGAAGATTTTAACAAGTTTTATGAATCTTAGCACTGGAGAGGGAAGCCGAATTGCTTATACCTATTCTGAAGTAAACGAGGAAACAGGGGAAGTTGTCAGTCAGAACAATAAAGGCAATTTTCTTGTACTGGATGACAATGTACAGGCTCATCTTGATGCAGTTAAAAAATATATTCGAGACAAATATTTAGCATAAGGAGGAAGCAGCCATGCCAAAATGGACAGATTACACGATAAAAACAAATCCTGCGGACAAAGATGAAGTGATGATTCTTGATACCGCAGGCAAGGCAAACAAACGTCTTAGTTTGTCGGCACTGTCAGATTGGATTATAGGAAAGATTGCAAACAAAGTTTTTGAAAATTTGCAGACACAAAACAAAACAATTCTGGGGGCGCTTAATGAATTAAATAGTAAGGTCTTCGTTAATGTTCGAAATCTTTCAACATTTTCTATAAATATTAATCTTAGTAAAGAAACCTATACATCGTTGCTCATGTACGGAGCGACTTCACAAAGCGCTGGATTTATGTACATTGTTTTTGTTAATACTGTATCAGAAAAACGGACAGTAAATTTTATTAAAATTGCAGACTTTGTGGCAGACAGGACTTTTTCAGGTACATACAGTGATGACACATCTACATTGACGATAAACGCCAATAATACTATATGGGGAGGCATTAAGTTACTGATACTTAAATAGGAAAATTATTAAGTTGTTTCAATCGTAAATGGTTCGTAAGAATTCCTATTTAGCTCGTTAAAAATTTCATAAAAGCTACCAATGGAATGTGTTAAGTACGTTTGAGAACAATGTAAAAACGTATAGTATTCAAACCGATTTCATGAAAGGAGTTGATAGAATTGGAAATTAAAGGTATTGACATATCATCTTATCAGGGCAAGCCAGACTGGGCGAATGTGGCTAAATCCGGCATTAAATTCGCCATTTTAAGAATCCATCAGAAAACAGGCGTTGATAGCTCATTTGAGTACAACTACAAAGGATGCAAGAGCAACGGAATCCTTGTCGGTGGTTATAAGTATTCATACGCTCTGACACCGGCACAGGCGATTGATGAAGCGGACGATGTGATTGCCACACTGAACGGGCGAGGACTGGACTTCCCAATGTTCTACGACCTTGAGTGGTCTAATCAACGAAAACTCGGTAAACAGGCTATCGAAAATATTGCAGTCACATTTCTGACTAGGATGAAGGAAGCCGGTTATAAGGTCGGTATCTACTGCAATCTGGATTGGTACAATAACGTTCTGTCAGACACCCTGAGAAAGTATGATTGTTGGATTGCTCGTTATCCGGCTAGTGATAATGGCTCTGTACAGGAAAGATTGCGTCCATCTGTCGGTGTAGGCTGGCAGTATTCCAGTAAGGGGGAAGTTCCGGGAATCAATGGAAGCGTAGACATGAACGTATTCTATAAGGATTACAAAGAGGAGGTTTCTGCAATGGATAAAGCTGTTGAAAAAGTGATTCTCATTGCAAAAAATGAGATTGGATACCTTGAAAAGAAGAGCGACAGTCAGCTTGACAGCAAGACTGCCAATGCCGGTTCAGCCAATTATACGAAATATTGGCGAGACATCAAGCCATCATATCAAGGACAGCCATGGTGCGCAGCATTCGTAAGTTGGTGCTTTATGGAAGCATTCGGACAGGAAAAAGCAAAAAAACTGTTGAAGCACTGGCCTTATGTTTACTGCCCAACACTTGGTAATCTGTTTACAAGGAACGCTAATCCAAAGATCGGTGATATTGTAATTTTTTATCATAATGGAACTTTCACCCATACCGGCATCGTAACGGCCGTAATCGGGGACAGGTTCTATACCATTGAGGGAAATACTTCTGGTGCATCTGGAATTATTGCAAATGGTGGCGGTGTCTGTGCAAAGAGTTATCTTAACAGCCAGATGCCCGGAACTAAGTTCTGCACACCGGATTATAGTATTGCATCTGATGCATCTGTACCCGCAAAATCTGAAAATGCATTGCCTAATACCGCACAAACAGGAGAGAAATATATGTTTAATCCAGAAACAGTAAAAGCAGGAGATAAAAACACATCTGTGCTCCTCTTACAGGAAATTTTAAGAGCCAGAGGCTTTAAAGGCAAAAACGGCAAAGTTCTGAAGCTTACATGGACAGCAGACGCAAACACAATTTACGCTCTGAAAGCTTATCAGGAATCCAGAAAAAAAGTTCTGGAAGTGGACGGAATCTGTGGACCCGCCACATGGAAAGATTTGATTGCTATATAAAAACATCCCGGGGTTAATTCCCCGGGAACTTTATTTATAAACATATTTAGTATCATTTCGGAAATTTTAGACTGTTATCGTTAGTCACACGTTAGTCACAAATAAAAATATTATTTCCTAATATAATAGTACCAAAAACGCTGTATTTACAGGCATTTGCGCAATTTTCTGAATTCTATTTGTTAGTCACAATAAATATAATTAGAATAATGAAAATGAAATGTGTGAAATCCTTGTTAAATCGCTGAAAACGTTGATTTTAATAGGGTTTCCGGCATTTCGATAATGATATTTCGGTTGTCTTAGAAAGATTAAAACGGGTTCCGTTAGTCACAGTTAGTCACAAATGGAACTTTTATCTTTTCTATTTCTGTTCGGAGTTCTTCCAGTGTCCTATGACCGTACACAGCGTTTGTGACATCTCCACCAAAGGAGTGGCCAAGCATTCGCTTTCGATCATTCTCCCTGACACCGTATTTTTCGCACAATGCAGAGAAAGTGTGTCGGCAGTCGTGCGGCGTGTGTTTCGGATCGCCGACTATTTTTAATCGTTCCAGTGTAGGATAGAACAATGCTTTTCTGTGGTGCTGCTGAGTATACACGCATAATTTTCCATCTTGCGTCAGCACTTTCTGTTCGACAAAATGATATATGGCAGAATGTATCGGAACAATTCTATTTTTACCGGCTTTTGTTTTGATGCCACCTTGAAAGTATTTTTCTTCCAAGCTAGTTGTGAGTTTTAGCACTTCACCGATTCGCCATCCAGAGTAGCACATAATAAGAATGAGTTGCACTTCTGGATCGTCGGTATTATTCCACAGTACCTGCATCTCCTGATCAGAAAATGGCGTTCCATGTTCGGTGTCATTATCAGCATTGACATGGACATATAACGCCTTGTTTTCCGTTACGATTTCTGAGTAGACTGCATATTTGTACATCTGCTTGAACAGAGTCAAAATAGCCATCTGGCTTTGCTTTTTCAGCTTACAATCATCAATAACCTTTTGCATATCAGGAGCCTTTAAATCTTCAAATATGCGATTATGCAGAACAGTACAGTTTGTATAAGCTGTCCGATACGCTTCCTTTGAACTGTATGACAGTTTTGTCCCCTCTGGGAATTTCCACGCATAAAACTGTTCGTATACATCTGAGAACATCAATTTCTTGATTTCCGGGTGTTTATCCTCTACGCCCTTGATTGTATTGTAGTCGGCAATTAAGCGGCTTATAAGAGTATCTATGTCCGTTGTAGGAGATACCTCAAGAGTCCGTTCCATGCCGGGTTGATACGTGCCAGCTTTGTATGCTGTCAGAACAGTGAAACCTTTTATCCAGTCATCCACATAGCAGATCGCCGGTGGACGTTTTAGTTTACCATTATCACCCAGTGTAGCTGGCGGATGTACTGCGAAGCAGTTTCTCCGGTTCTTGCCAAGGTACCGGATAGAGCCGAAGTTATTCGGCAGTTTTGGATATTTCTTTCTTTTCTTCGCCATTTTTATTCCTCTTTTCTTTATGTAGCTGTTTTTAGGTATAAAAATAACAGCCGAACAAATTTTCTGTCTTGTTCGACTGCTCCGAAGATGATACAATATGTTTTGCCAGAATATAGCATCTCTCCGGAGATGTATAAACGCCGTCCCGGTACGCCAATACCGGGCGGTTTTTATTTTATTCTATTTCTTCAATGTCAAGAGAATATCCAAGAACTTCTCCAACGTCTGTGCATTTTCCTTTTAAAGTAACGGTATCACCTTTGGTAAGAGATGATACTTTAGCTTTCTGATCATCGTTTTTGATGTAACACTGCACACCGATAATTTCAAAATCGCCATCTGCCATAAGATCAATATATTTTCCGGCTGCATCAATGTTGCTGAGTTTTCCGGTGATCTCAAGATATTTGCCTTTATATTTATCAGATGCACCCATTGCATTACTGTCAAGATCGGACATCATATCATTGACTGATACGGTTGTGTACTCAATTGGTGCAGGCGTATCAACTTCTTTTGTAGATTCCATCTTTGCAGATGTGCTGGAAGAGGACGTGGTGTTTGGATCCGAATTTCCACCAACGGCACCAATAACGCCAACGGCAACGACTGCTAAAACTACCCATTTAAGTTTTCCACCTTTTTTCTTACTCATAGAATTGCTCCTCCTAATAGCTTTATTCACCACGCTTCGCACTTTTCATGCGGATTATGTATTTTGCACCGCTGATTTTGCAATATTATGTAAAGTATGGCTATTCGTGGTATTTTTATTTTATCATTTTAAGAGCATATTGTAAAGATTTAGAACGAAATAGAGTGATTTAGATGAAAAAGAAATGTTTTTTTCTATAAAATAGTAAGAGCTCATGTGTATCATTGGCAGTTGCCAAGAGTCGGAATAGGTGGTATAATAGCAAAAACGAACTAATGTTCGGTTCTATTTCCCACAAGCCGGACATATACTATGGTGTAGGCGGTAGTTGCGACAGGGAGGGTTATTTATGGACTATAAAGAAAAAATAATTAAACTTTTAGAAAAGATGGACTCCAGAAAATTAAAGATAATTTATCATTTTGTTCGTGGTATCTTATAAAAAGAGAGCAGGTGTTATTCCTGCTCTTTTTTGTTTTGAAGCAAATTTGCAATTTTTTCAAGTGTTTCCCAATCAGATTCATCTAATGATGAAAGCATGGCAATAAACCTTTTTTTGAACGTTTCAGATTCGTTTTCAAAAGTTCTTCCAACAAACTCGGAAATTTGAGCATCTCTTAAATCATCACATTCTTTATCGCCAGTCCCGTACATAAGCCATTCCATATTAATTCCAAATTCTTTGCAAATCAGCTTATATATAGGTTCTTTCTGGTCAGGACGTTTCAATCTATCATATTCTATATTGACAATAGCGTTTTCGCTAGTGCCGAGAACCTCTCCGAATTTTCTTCGGGACATGTGATGTTCTTCTCTGATAGATCGGATTCTTTCTCCTATCGTTTCCAACATTGTTCCTCCTTTCTTAATATGAAGTATACCATTATTACGCTTGTTGGTCAACAAGAAAAATTGAAAATAATTTGATAAAACATGTTGACAAACAAGAATGTAAGTGCTATTATTTGTTCATCAACAAAAACAAGGAGGTGAAAACAGTGAAGCGCAAGAAAAAAGAAATCGACAAAACAATTTCTGACCTGTGGAATCGTATCTGGGATTTACAAGACCAGACAAACAAAATCAAGAAAGCAGTTCTAACAGGTGAAAAAGGTGATTTAAAGATGCCGGAAAGAAGGATTGTTCCTCCAGATGAGCCTATTCCGTTTGGCGGGACAGTAGATATGGACTGTATCTTTGAAAAAGAGCCATGTGAGCAGGTAGATGTTGAATTTTCGGTAAAGGAATTATTACAAATGTATACACATTATGTAGATTCGCTATCTACCGACACACACGTTTTAGCAGTTATTTCAATAATTGCTCTAATAATTGCAATAGTGGCTCTGATTGTATAGAAATTGAGAAAAGGCCGGTAATCAGCGCAATGACTGACAGAACAGTTGTTATCCAAAATCTGGATATATCTTGAAAATATGCTTTCATGGCGACTTCACCCGCTTGCGTGATTTCATATGCGTGATCTTGCGACCTTGAACGCATAAAGCACTTTTTACCGAAAAGGTATCTGCAAGCATCTGCTTCACGCTGATTACCAGGAGTAAATCCACAATTTCTTAAAGCTTTTTTCAATATTTTATATTGATATCTTGTTATCAAATGAGCACCTCCTTTACAGGAGAGTATATCACAAGAAAGGAGTGAGTACATGTCTGAAAAAGAAAAAAAGATTCTTGAATCAATAACCAAGGCAGTTCCTAATATGTCGGAATTTGACAAGGGGTATTTCCTTGGGGTCGGCGAAACAATTGCAAAATACAAGAATCCCGATAAAACTGACAAGTTTCTTGAGCCGAAGATTCCAGAGCAGAAAGGAGAATAAATGGACGCATTACAATTTAATAAAGCCGTCAGTCAACACTGCAAAGAATCTGGTGGAGACTGTTGCAAATGTGACCTTCGGCTTTACTGTTATCTATCGCCAAGTGAGCGACCAGATGAGTTAGTGAGCCTGGTTATTGATTTTTTGCATAACCACATTGAAAACCATGGTCATTATACCCATCACAGTGCGGCTTCATTTCCGTGTATTGATGATATGGACATGAGCACCGCAGTAGGCGGCGACCGTTATCAGAAACCTCATACTCTTCATAAACAGTCACATGCTTATGAATCTTGTGGCAATGATACAGTCGTGTAATTGTTTCAACCATATAATTCCCCCTTTCGTTATACTCGGCATGTCGGTGCCTGTAAATGCATTATAGGTAGAGGGGAAGGGAAATACAATAGGTTGATGGGAAGACGAGAGATTTTTCTAAAAAGAAAATAAGAAAGGAGCATAAAATGAGTGAAGTTGATACTTACATCAAAAAAAATGTGGAAATTCATCAATTCGCCGCAGAGGTGGCAAGAATCGTATCAGGCATTCCACAGATGCCAGAGTTTTCGAATGAGAAGCTTACCGTTGAAGACGTAAGCAAAATGACAGGATTTACTATTCCATCTATCAGAGCAGGGATTGTTCATGGATGGCTTCCAATTGGGACAGCTGTCCGTAACAATAAAATCGTGACATCGCAAACTAAAGACGATGGCCGTACAGAATATCTCGTATCCCCACGTAAATTATGGGAAGAGCTGGGATATGTCTGGAAAGGCAAGGCTGCTCTTAATAAGTGAGTGCCCCGGAGGGAGTTGGAGCCTCCACCCCGGAGCTTTGCACCCACTAAAGTACCTTAGTGGATAGATATATTATAGTTCTCTATCTGCTAATTGTAAAGACAAAAAAGAAAAAATAAGGAGAAATTAGCACGATATGAGTGAAATTAGAAACGAAAATCAGCCAACATGGGCTGACATCGAAGTAGCACTTGCGACTGAAATTGTCGAAGAAAGCAAGAAAAAGTCAAGAAAATGGTTCACCGCATGGATTGTAACAGCCGCCGCACTGGTGGCAAGCAACCTTGCGTGGATTGCAGGAGAAATGAAATAAAATGAAAGAATATATGCTAATTGCTGTTTGTATGCTTTCCGGGAAATATGTGGATATACCTATCTGGTTGAATATTTTTTTCGGTATCTCGGCAGCATGGGCGGTGCGCCAGATGAAAGCAGACTGGCAGTAGGAAATAAGGAGGATAAGAAGATGTTCGAGAAAGAGATTGATGAAATTTATGAACTCTGTAAAAGAGTTGTGAACGAAGTTCCGACAGCAAGTGTCACATTCGATTTTTCAGGCTACGGCTTGGAAGTAAGAGGGGTTAAAAGGAAAGAAGATGTTCTCCTCCCCAAAGACAAATTTAAGTGGGATTTGTACCAAAACGTATCTTTTAATCCATTTTATGAGAAAGAAAGTCGTGAAAGTCTCAGAATAATCAAAACTTTCTTACTGGAACTTCTGATAGATGGGAAGTATCCAAATGAGTAAGCAAATAGCGATTATGAAGCTTCTTCCCAGTCTGGAGATAGCAGGATGTATCAACGAGCTGCTCAGAGAGCTTCAGTCCAGAGGTGATTACATTCTGGATTATGAGAACTGTGACATGTCTCTGGATCATGTGGAGTATCACAAAGCTGAAGATATTGACGGAGAGAAGTTCGGGGATGCTTCAGACAATCTGTATTGCTTTTTCAAGGCGGTGTGAGCATGGGCGAGAGGATTAATGAGGTCCTGAGACTGATTGATATACAGCTTGCCACAGTCCCAGATAACCCCATTGAAGAATCATACAAGGCAAGAACATTGGCGAGCTACGTACAGGCTCTAAATGGGCTTTTAACGGCTCAGAAATCATATAAGGAGGAAAATATCGGTGAGGAAGACAAGTGAAAGTAATATATCAATCTATGATTTGACAGTAGATACAGCAGGGCTTATGCAATTAATGCACGTAGGCAGACAAACTGTTACGGAAGTAGGAATAGCGGCGAAAGCTAAAATTCGTATTGGAAACCGTGTTTTATGGAATGTATCCAAAATTAAAAAATATTTGGATGACATAAGCGAGGGGGAAAATAACGAATGAGTAAATTTGAAATCCGCATTCCGGCAAGGAAGAAACAGGCAATAACCGAAAAAGACGCAGCAGTAAAAGTAACAGGAGAAGCTTATAATGCATTGACCGAAATTTACAACGAAAGCACATTGTCCATGCGTCAGATTGCAAGCCTTTTAATATTAGAAGGCAGCAAACATATCGTATACGACAAAGAGGAGGAATAATCATGGCGAACTTAATTGGAATCATGGGAGAGCCTGGAAGTGGTAAAAGCACATCTCTTCGCAATCTCAATCCAGAAGAAACTTATTACTGTGATTGTGACGGAAAAGGGCTTAACTGGAAAGGCTGGAGAGATCAGTATTCCGCTGATAAGAACAATTATGTAAAGACTAGTTTCCCGCAGACTATCATTAAATATCTTTTAAACATTGCAGAAAAAGCGCCGCATATCCATTATTTTGTCGTTGATACCGTAAATAATCTTATGGTGTCGGACGAAATGAGAAGGTGCAAAGAGAAGGGCTATGACAAGTGGATGGACCTTGCCTCGAGCATCTGGGATCTGGTGGATATTCCGTCGAAGCTCAGAGACGATTTGACAGTGATCCTGTTGTTTCACACGCAAACAGAAATGACTGACGCGGGTTATGAGTTTACCAGAATCAAAACCAATGGAAGAAAAACTGAGAAAAACAATATCGACAGTAAATTCAACTGGTTGCTCAGATCAATGAAGCAAGAGAACACCTATTGTTTTTCAACCACTTCTCATAACGACACCGCAAGAACGCCACTGGGAGCATTTGAAGAGGAATATATTCCGAATGATATTACGAAGGTCATTGAAGTTATGAAGGAGTTTTGATGAGAGAACAAAACTGGTATGTATTTTTAATAGGCCGGTACGCCTATCGGATAAGATGTGAATCGCATTATATCCATCAATTATACCATGATAAAGCAATTCGTGAGTATAGGAAATGTGCAAGTAAAGAAGAAGCCATTTCTATGTGCTATGACTATAACAAATATTTTAAAAGGAGATAAAAAACATGGCAATTAAAAGATTTGGAGATTATGAAAAAACACAGGCTTATGGAGATTATGATGTACTTCCAAAAGGTGGTTACGTTGTAAAGATTCTTGGAGCCGAAGTTTGTAGTAATAGTGTAGGCCAGTATGTAAAAATCAGCTGCGATATTGCAGAAGGCGAATATGCAGGCTTTTACGCAAAAGAATATAAGGCTCAGCAGAATGAGGATAAGAAATGGCACTGCAATTATCTTCTGAATATCCCGAATGATGACGGATCAGAGAAAGATAACTGGACAAAGAGACGTTTTAAAACATTTACAGAAGCTCTTGAAGAATCTAATCCGGGATACCATTTTGACTGGGATGAGCAGAAATTCAAAGGCAAAATTGCTGGCGGTCTTTTCAACGAAAGAGAGTATGAAAAGAATGATGGAAGTGTTGGAAGAGCTACCAACTTGGCAGCCTTCTGCAAAGTCGATAAAATTCGCTCCGGTGATTACAAACTTCCAAAAGACAAAATCTTAAGCGGCAATAATTCCTCACGTACTAATTCAGATGATTTCATGAGCGTTCCAGACGGCGCAGATGAGGAGATGCCATTCAACTAATGGATATTTTCGATCAAAAAGAAGTCTTAAAGTCTTTCCAGATTCTTGTTGATTCCAGGGAGCAAACGACCGAGCGAGCGGAGAAGCGGTATAAGTCCTTTTCCGCTCCATATAGTCGAGCAACATTGGATTATGGTGATTACACCTATAATGCAGTATTGCCAGATGGTAGTTTGCTTTTCGATACGTGTAAAACCATTAAACCATTCTGCGTAGTAGAACGAAAAATGAATTTAGATGAATTGGCTGCATGTTTTACCAGAGGGCGCGAGAGATTTCAAAGAGAGTTTGAACGGGCACTAGATCGGAAATGTAGGGTTTATCTTGTTTGTGAAAATTCGAGCTGGGAGAACCTTTTGAACGGTAAATATCGAAGCAAATTCAACTCCAATGCGTTTTTAGCTTCCAGCGTTGCATGGATGGTCCGATACAACATGAATGTGGTTTTTTGCAAGGAAGAAACATCCGGAAGACTGATAAAAGAAATATTGTACAGAGATTTAAAAGAAAGGCTTGAAAGGGGTGAGTTTGATGGATAAAAGCTTGTATGTTTATACAAAATTAATAGACGCAGGATTTAATGTGGAAATATTCAACAGCGGAAAACAATTTAATGTACGTGATGAAAACGGCATAATTCAGACCTTTTATACTTCTGGGACAATCGTTGCTCACGATGAAAGTAATAAAATATATTCAATTCGAGAAAAAACGGTGATAGATTTCATTAATCTTTTAAACAATCCAGAAATATTAAATCAGTTCATAGGAGTTTGTGATGAATGAATATCCGAGTATGTATGATGCAGCTATCGAATATGCTAAAAAAGGATTTGCTGTCTTCCCGTTAAAATACCGCGATAAAGTTCCGCTTACCAGAAATGGATGTAAAGATGCAACTACGGACGCGGCTCAGATAAAAGCTTGGTGGCAGAAATACCCAAATGCAAACATAGGTCTTGCGACTGGTTCAGTTAGCCAGAACGTTTTTGTAATTGATTTGGATATTGATGAAGATCGCGGAATAGATGGATATCATTCACTTGAAGACTGGCAACGCGAACACGGTGATTTCCCAGAAACATGGACGGCTATCACGGGCCGCGGTGGATATCATTTGTACTATCGCGGAAATGGCAGAATAAAGAACCGAGCCGGAATTATTGATGGTGTAGATATTCGCGGAAATGGCGGGTATGTAGTAGCTCCCCCATCAATACATAAGAACGGAAATCGGTACGAGTGGGAATATTCACCGGATGAATTTGAAATCGCAAAGGCTGACAACAATGTAGAATACTTCTTGAATCATGACGATCAGAAACAGGGCACAGCTTTTACTATGCCGAATATTGTGGCAGCAGGGCAAAGAAATCAAATGCTTTTTCGTTTTGCATGTATGATGCAGGCGAAGGGGGCGTCGGATCAATCAGTGTTCGCAGCCACCATGGCTGAGAATGAAAGTTCCTGTTCACCTCCATTGTCTGAGCAGGAAGTCAAAGTCATTGTATCAAGCGCGACTAGATATGATAAAGGAAAGCCTATTTATATTGACTCAGAGGGGGTTGCAACGCAAGGATGGAGGGAGCCGGAGTTTGATTTTACAGAAAAAGGAACAATGATTCAGAGCATTAAGAACATGTGTGAAGCCATTGAGTATGACCCTGATTTGTATGGACATATTAAATATAACGAGTTATCATACGCGCCCTTTGTTTGCGGAAGCCTCCCGTGGGAACATGTAAACATGTACAGGGAATGGAGTAACAGTGATGACAGCAATTTGAAATCGTACATTGAATCAAAATACGGGCTAAAGAGCCTGGAGAAGATCATGGAAGCACTTAATATCGTGGCAAATAGAAACAGATTCAACCCTGTTGTTGATATGCTTACTGACATTCATAAGAATAAGTGGAATAAAAAGACAGGATATATCATCAAATTGCTTCCAGAATATCTGGGAGTGGAAGACACAGAATATTCCAGGGAGTGTATGAAACTGTTTATGTTAGGTGCAATCAGCAGGGCGTTCCATCCGGGATGTAAGTTTGATTACATGCCAGTGCTGTACGGTTCACAGGGAATTGGGAAATCTACCTTTCTGAGACTCTTATCTCTCAATAACGCGTGGTATAATGACAACTTTAACACAGTTGAGGGTGATAAGGCTCCAGAGAAGCTGCGCGGTATGTGGATGGTGGAACTGGCAGAACTACTGGCTACTAAAAAAGCAAAAGAAGTTGAGAGCATCAAAGCATTTCTAACGTCCACAGTGGACACATATAGGCCTCCATATGGCCGCAGAACGGAGCAGAGACCAAGAGTGTGTGTATTTGCCGGAACAACCAACAATGACCGTTTTCTGACTGATAGAACAGGCAATAGACGATTCCTTCCGATAGTCACAAGAAAGGAACACGTCCTGAAATCCATGTTTGATGATCCACAAGCCGTAGCATCCGACTTTACAAATGCTTGGGGAGAGGCAATGGAACTTTTCGAAAAGGCCGATAGAACGCCTAAATTAATTCTTCCGAAGAATTTGCAGCAATATATAGAGGATAAACAGGAAGAATTTATGGAAGAGGATGTGAGGGTCGGAATTATTCAAGAATGGTTAGACCACACAACGGAGCCACGCGTTTGTGTTGCAATGCTGTATGAGCAGGCGCTGGGCAACGAGGGCCGCAAGCCCACAAGGTTTGAGTCCAATGAAATTCACTCTATTATGCAGAACTGCATTGACGGATGGGAAAGGGAAAATGGTGGGAAACGAGTGAGGTGTGGAAAGTATGGTCCGCAGATATGCTACCAAAAAGTCAGAAAATTAAGTGAATTTGAAAAAATGTGTGAGTGTGAGATACCATTTGAATGATTTTAGTTACGGCTAGTTACACTTAGTTACACTCTGGAAACACCCTCAAACCATTATAAATACTGGATTTTTTACTTAGTGTAACTAATGTAACTAATATTTTACTATAAAGTATATTTTAATAATTATATAAAAAGGTAATTATAGGAAAAATTAAATACTTATGTTACACGTTACACATTCAAGGGAGAAGAAATGGCAAGTGTAAGAAAAGAAGACATTCCAATCATGGCAATGTTTATGCCTAAATTATGGGAATTAATAAAAGAGTTTTATCTGGTTGAACTCACAGATAAATATTCAAAAGCAGCTTATGACCGTTGTATGGAATTGATAGAAATATATTCAGATCCATTAGCAAAAGAATTTGTTTTAGCATTTTGTAAATTTATTGATTCCAAACAAAGGGAGTTGAGAAAAAATGTACAACACGAAAAATAGATACGAACAGGGGCAGGCTCTCAGAAAAGAAATATATATGTATATCGTCAGCTATATCAAACTGGTTGGATATGCACCGTCAGTTACAGAAATTTCTGAAAGGGTGGATGCCGGGAGAGCTACAGTCTGGAAACATATCAATAATCTGGTTGATGATGGTTTGCTTAAGACGAACCACCCCAGTACCGACAGGGCATATACTCCGGTTGGGTACGGAATAAGGAAGATAAGCAAGGAGACGAGATGAAACTTTATGACATTGTTGCAGCAGACGGTGAATTTGTAGAGTCTTTGACGCAAAGAGAAATCATGAATAAATTCGGACTTACAAAATGCAGATTCCGCACATTCTTGGATAACAGCTATCTGATTGACGGAAAATATTGGATAGATGACTCCGCTGAAGATATGCAGGTGACTAGAAACGGATGTCAGAAGATGTTGAAACAGTTTGATGCTTTAACAGAAAATATAAGGAGGGTTGCTGGATGGGAAGCCTAAAAATCAAACAGAAAAAGAAAGCATTCATTCCATACACGAATCAGCAGGCTCATATGTTCGCGCAGTCTATCCAGAACTGTCAGAAGGAACTTAAGGAAATGGAAAAGAAAGCCTATGAAGATGGGTTTACCGTTGGTGAGGATTGGAGTAATACGATCAACACTGTCACTACCATGATGGCTCTGAGACACTTATATGGCTTTTCTACGAAACGATTGCTTAATGTGATAAGAACTGCCAATGGGTACGTTGAAATGGCAAATAGGGGCGAAATGAGCGTTCTGAGCATGATGCAGGACATTGAAGAGAACACAGATGTAAGATTCGATGAGATGAATAAGAACCTGGTTAAAAAGATGGGAGTATAAAATCATGTAATAACTGCACAATAGCGCGTCAGTTACTTACATGGGGAAAGTGAGGATAAAAATGAAAAATAATAATTACACTTCATTTTTCAAAACGAAGCCAAAGAAAGTAGAAAGATATATCCGCTGTAGAAAATGTGGTGGAAACATGGAATGGAGCAGAGACTTTCCGCCACAAATCAAATGTACGAAGTGTGGATATACAGTATATCCAGAACCTTATGAACCAGATTGTATCAAACTGCCAGAAACATTGGAAGAATATTTTGAATTATACGAGAAAATAAGGAGGAAAAATGAATAAATTAAAACCTTGTCCGTTTTGCGGAAAAGAGATAGATACAGACAAAGATATGTATATCCCAGAAAGAGATTGGAAGCCATCTTTTTACGACCCTGACAGCGGAGGTTATCCGATAAGTATTCACTGCGAATGTGGATTATATTTTTGTACGGGCACGTGGGATTATGAAGAGGCTGCAGAACAGTGGAATCGAAGAGCAAGTGATAAGGAGGACGCAAAATGTTAATCAGAAGTCAGAACAAGGAAGTTTTAGCTACACTTGAACTTTTATTCGATATCGAAGTTTCGGGTGGAGTAATAAGTGCAAGAAGAGATATGAGTTGGTGCTGCTTGCTCGGAGAATATTCCACCAAAGCAAAAGCCATGAAAGTACTGGATATGATCCAGGAAGCCTATGCGGACGCAGAGTTAATTCCAATGGCAGCGCCAAATATCGGAAAGATGTTCGCAGAAGCGCCAGCATCGAAAGAAAATGAACTTTTGGCTGAAGCTATTGGAGAAGTACTTATGAATAAAATGGTCTTTCAGATGCCAGAAGATAGCGAGGTGGAAGCATGAGCCATATCAAAGACAGATTAACCGATTATCACAATCAGATGAAGAAGCTGGCAGAACAGCACGAAATGATTACCGCCAGAGACGTTCTGGACATGATCGAGCAGCTTCAGGATGACTTAAAACTGGATAAAAATGAAAACGATTGGATTCCAGTCGAAAAGAAACCGCCAGAGCCGGGCAAGGATGTTGCTGTACTGCTTAAAGGCTTTATCCCGGCAATTGGTAGATATGAAGTAATAAGAGACGGCATTGGAGCCTTTGTAGTTCCAGGGCAAATTGAGACTCCCGTAGAATTCAGATTGCCTGTAACTGCATGGACACCGTTGCCTGACGCAAGGAGGGATAGAAAATGACAGTAAAACAGTTATTGGACGTTATAGATAAGAAAACAATGGTAGAAGTCAGAGGTGAGCACGACTGTGAACTTATATTTTCTACAAACAGAAATTGTGGATACTATACAAAAGACACTTTTGAAAAGATAAAAGAAAATACAGCCACACAGATTACTGCACTCGAAGAAGATCTGATTGTTATTTATATTGATTCTGAGATATGGATGGAATAATCAATGGAAATGTCAATTTTCGAAAAGGATGGAAAGGTCTGCTGACAAAATACGGCATTGATACATCAGAGCCGGTCAAGAAAAACAGTAGATACATTTATTTTGAGAAAGAGGGAGATTGGATTAATGGGAAGATGCAAATTAGAATGCCCGGACGATGAAACAGAATGCTGCATCTGCTGTACTAAACAGGATTCCTGCCAGTGCAGAGGAGTGCAAAGATTATGTGAAGGAGGAAGAAACATGATTACATTCTTATTAGGATTCACCCTTGGAACCATATTCGGAGTGGTTGGTCTTGTATGCGTAGCGATTATGTACGACAAGCATCACTCAGACGAATAGAAAGGAGAACGGTATGCTGACAAGGAATAAAAAGCTGAAAGACTACGGTATTCCAGCAGAAGACATAGAAAAACTGAATGCGATGCTGAAAGACTTCCCGGCAGAGTACGGGTACCTGCTTGCCAGTGCCGCCTTGTCAGCTTGCCCGAAAAATACGGTGATAGCGGATATGGTTATCGAGAATATCCTGCACCGGAAAAGTTACAGGAAAATCAGCAAAGAAAGATATATCCCGATGAACCCGAAGGACTTTTATGGATACAGACGCAAAACTGTCGCTGTACTGTATGAGAGGATGCGGTTGTTGGGAGTATGGGAGAATGAATAAATGAAAGAATATAGATGTCCAAAGTGTAATAGTAAAAACCTTTTTATAAAGAAAGTTGGGAATAATACAGGATTGTATTGTGGGGATTGCGGTGCATGGATTAAATGGGTCGGAAAAAATGAGCTGAGAGCATTTGAATATTTAACTAGACAGAAACACGTAGACGATGCTAATAGCAAACAAGACGATATTGCAAGCATTATTTACGGTAATCTCGATCACATGTATTGCGATAATTGCAGATTCAGTAGTGAAATTAAAGAAAGCGATAGTGATGAATGGAACTGTGATGAATGTCACAGAAAATATAATGGATGGGAAATTTCCATGCAGGAAAGCAACAGAATTGCAAAAGAAATTTTAAAACAGTTAGGAGAATAGAATATGAGCAGGTTGATTGATGCAGACAAAATAATTGATTCTCTTGGAGGTTCGGATATGGATTTTGCAATAGGTGCAGTTATTGACGAGCAGTCGACAGCTTTTGATGTGGATAAGGTTATTGAGCAGATGGAGAATTATTTATTTGAAAAATATTGCATAGAAGGAGATACAACAATTGATGAAATTGTGAAAGGCGGTGGAGTTGAATGAAATATCCAGAAGAGATGTATTTTGATAGCCAGATTTTTGCAGGAGACATGGATAACTCAGAATCAAATCTGACAGAAAAAATCGTAAAAATAAGGGCTTCTCATTTATGCTGCGTATGCGAAAAACAGGTACCTAAAGGCGAAAGAATGTTGAATCAAAAAGCAATAGTAGAAGGACAAGGTTGGCGCAGTTGCTATATCTGCCTACCATGTGTTGAAAATTGGTTAGAAGAATCAGGACAAGTAGAGGATGGTGGAGTTGAATGAGCAGATTAATTGACGCTGATAAATTAATCCAAGAAATGAGCGAATGGTATTGGGATAAAGAAAAACAGAAAGCTGCGGAAAACGATGCATCTCCGATGGATTTATTTACACATCTTGCAATTACAACTGTTCAAGAACAGCCGACAGCTTTTGATGTGGACAAGGTTGTTGAGCAGTTAGATGACGAAGCTAATAGATCATATGCGGATTTTAAAAAATATGCAGATGAAATCGGGGAGAGTGAGAGCGATAACTGGTATTATATAGGATTGAGAAGAGCCATTGGAATTGTGAAAGGTGGTGGGAATTAATGCTAACACCAAAGGTAAAAGCTAAAGAGTTCGCGAAATACGGATTCAAGCGGTGCAAAGGTATCCCGAGAGATAGTGAATGTTATTATCTGTGCGTTGCAAGAGGATGTAAGATGATTTTTGTAAGTGATATCTGCTTCGATATAATCGACTGGGGAAAAGACGACCCAAGAATACATAAAAGGGCAAATTGCAGATATAGTGATATGAGAACCGCTCTGGATATCTTGTATCAGCTAATAAAGGATGGCATGTTGGAAAGCAGTTTTTATAAGGGAGATAAAAATGTATCAAGCATGTAGTGTTGTATGCAAGGTTGAGGATTTTAAGCCCGCAAGTAATAATTTCAGATCTGAATTTATCGGAAAAGATCAGGCAGGTCGTAAACAGTATCGGGGGATAAGCTTCAAGAAAACGCAATTTGGGGATATCGAAGATATTAACTACTATCCATTGATGAAAGAGTTTATTGAAATTGCCGGAAAAGCGGAATTGTTGAAGACAGTTAAAGATTACTGCAGAGAACACTGTGCGTGGCTAAAGACAGAGAATGATATAGAAAATCATGCTATTGATTGTCTACTGTTAAAAGCATATGAATACTGGAAGGATTTTCCGAAACAGATGTCAGAACCGGATAAATGGATTTTCTATTTTGAGGGTATAAAAATGCTCTCAGGAAGCTTATGAGCAGGACGATAGAAATCGTGAAAGGCGGTGGAGTTGAATGAACAAAGTATCAGGTGAAATTTTAGAAGAATTAAGAGATAGCATGGTAGGAAGAAGATATAGACATTTCAAAGGAAGAATCTATATCGTTACTGATCTTGCAGTGAATACAGAATCTGATGAAATTATGGTGATTTACAAGTGCTTTACAGACCCACTTGTAACATGGTGCAGACCGTTAAGTATGTTTACAAGTGATGTGGACAGAAAGAAATATCCAAATGTGAAGCAGAAGAAAAGATTCGAGCCACTTTCTAAACAGGAGGCGAAGTAGATGGAGAGATTAACACTTGACGATATGATAAAGGCACTTAAATGCGTTGCCAGCCAGGATACTGTAGGTGATTGCTATGCAGACCACGAAAAATTTATGCATATGAATGATGGTGAGTATAAACGTATTGTCTGTAGAGCCGGCGAGGATTTAAGAGATCCTATCAGCGACAAGGAAGCGGTTGGTTGCCCGTATTATCAAAATACTTATGGATGTTGTTTTGAAAATGGAGAATTGTATTGGTTGAAAGATGTTGCAGAACTGTTGGAAGAGTTAAAGTCTTATAAAGACTTAGAAGAACAGGGCTTGCTTGTGAGATTGCCGTGTAAGGCCGGAGATGATGTGTATATTATTCCAAGTCCACCTATATACGGATTAAATATTTTTTACGGGTGCGAAAATGTTAATAGGGTATATCATCAGCATATCGAATCAATTACATTTGCCGGTAGCCACTGGTATGCGACAGGTCGTAATGAATATAAGGAAAAAGTGCTTAATGATACTGCTTTTGGAACGACATGGTTCCTCACCCGTGAAGAAGCTGAGAAGAAGTTGGAGGAGATGAAGAAATGAAAGAATATAGTTGCCCGAAATGCAACAGCACAGATCTTTTTATCAGAAAATCCGGAAATAACACTGGATTGTACTGCGGAGATTGTGGAGCATGGATTAAATGGATTGGAAAGAAAGAGATTCCGTTGGTTGAACGTTTTCTGAAACAACATAAGGAGCGGTAACCATGGACGCTAAAGAAGCAAAAGAAATCTTATCCGATATGAGAGACCAGCATTTATGTTTCTTGGAAAACTATAAATGAGCAAGTTCGTGATTTTGCATAAAAGAAAGACACCTCGATTCCGTGTGTTGTATAATGAAAGTGCCTAAACAAACATTTGCAACATTTACGAAAGAAGGTGTCTCTCGCAAATACTATACATCATTCCGCATTCATATACAACCAGCTTAAGAAATTAAATTTATGCAAATTTTATTCGAACCGGGTGATAAACCACCTTATAAGTATCCTGATCAGCATTTTCATTTCAGGATATCATGGAAAAACCACGGATTTTGCTAAAAACAGTTCCTGTCACAGAACTACGATTGCACATTTCCTTAATTCAGGGAAATGGGATGATTCTCTACTTTCAGATACGTTAAAACGTTCTGTTATAGAGATTATTTATTCAGAAGCAGCACGCACCGGAAAGCCTGTTTTCTGCATTGTAGACGATACGATAGCTTCAAAGACAAAGCCTTCGTCACAGGCTCTGCATCCGATTGAAGATGCGTACTTTCACCAATCCCATTTAAAGGGGAAACAGGACTACGGACATCAGGCAGTAGCTGTTATGCTTTCCTGTAACGGCATTGTCCTGAACTATGCTTTTGTAATGTACAATAAATCAATTTCCAAGATTGATATTGTACAAAATATTGCAAAGGAACTGCCTGTTCCACCAGTAATGTCTTATTTCCTTTGTGACTGCTGGTATGTTTCTGAAAAAATAATCAATACTTTTGTACAGAAAGGGTTCCATACCATTGGTGCTTTGAAAACAAACCGTCTGCTGTATCCATCAGGAATGAAAAAGAAACTCAGTGAACTGGCTGCTGAACGATCCACAACACATAAAGGATTTGACCTCGTCACAGTCAAAAAACGCAACTATTATGTGTACCGGTATGAGGGAAACCTCAGCGGCATAGAAAATGCAGTTGTTCTTTTAAGCTATCCTGAAAAAGCATTTGGTAATCCTAAAGCACTACGTGCTTTCATTAGCACAAATGTATCCTTATCTACACAGGAGATCCTTTCCTGTTATGTTTGTCGATGGCCGATTGAGATATTTTTCAGGCAATGCAAAAACCATCTGGCCCTGGATACATACCAGATACGCTCCTCAAAGGGAATACAGAGGTACTGGCTGTTGATGTCACTGGCACATTATATTTGTGTCACAGGAACTGGCGGATATCGGTCTTTTCAAGATGGATATCATCGAATCTGTAGTGCCGTTCATCAGGAAAAGTATCAGTATCTATTCCTATGTGCAAAAGCAAGTGATGATTTTGAAGCATTTATGAAATTAGCAGGATAA